TTCTGAAATAACTTCACAAATACCTACTTATATCCCTTCGACTTTAGAGTTAATGGTGGGTTCTTCTGTTCAAGATTTAATCGTAGCTTTGAACGGTGATAGAACTACAATGTTTGTTTATAAATTCTTTTGGCAGAATAAAGAGAAGGTACAATCAGCTTGGCAAAAGTTTACATTCTCCAGGGAAATAATCAGTGCTCATTTTATCGAAGCTAATCTTTTTGTTATCACTAAAGACTCCGAATCTACTTACTTAGAGAAGCTACCTATGGAGAACAACTTAAAGGATGGTAATGATAGCTATACTTTATTGTTAGATAGTAGGTTGGATAAGTCTGAGTTGTCTTTTAGTTATAGTGCATCGACTAAGTTAACTACTATAAGTGGATTTCCTTATGATCCTAATGGAGTTGAGATATATTCAAAGACAGGACATAAGTATCCCTTTACAAGGACATCCACCACAGAAGGTACAGTCACAGCTGATTTAACAAGTGTCGATTTTGTAGCAGGTTTTCCTTATGATATGTTATACAAGTTCTCAGACCAATCATTAAAGCAACCCACAGAAAGAGGAGGAAGATCATCTACTGATTACGCTTATCAAACAATAAGAAGTGGTAGCTTGAACTACGCTGAAACTGGACACTTTACTGTAGAGATAACTCCTAAATTTAGAGATACATATAGCTATGCTTTTAATCCTGAAGTACTAGGTTCTAACTTAACACTTAATACTTTTGTACCTCAAGACGGACATTTCAGATTCCCTGTCCAAGCACAACCTAATGACGCTACTATTCAAATTAAATCTTCTAGTGCTTTACCAGTGAAAATACTTGCAGCTGAATTTGAATCTATGATGATACCAAGAAGTAGAAGATATGGAAGTTAGAATAGAACCTAGTATGCCCACCCTTGATGCTCCTTTGTTATACGATGACTTACGAGAAGAAGATATGATGGAATGTATCGGTCTAATGTTTCACCCTAGAGATGCTGTGTACGGATCATTTGAATCAAGTAGTAAGTGCTACAGCATCAAGACAGATCAAGACGGTCTATTAGCAAGCTTTGGAGTATCTCCCAGGAAGAATGTAGGCATAGCTTGGTTGTTAGGGACAAGGAATTTTTGTAAGATAAAGAAGAAGTTTGTTAAGGATTCACAAGTGTGGATTGATGACTTGATGCAAGGCTTTGATTACTTAACAAACTATGTCATGGAAGCTAACACTTTAAGTATTAGGTGGTTAACTTGGTTAGGTGCTACCTTTGAGGATTGCAATATCCCTGGTTATAAGTCATTTAAGATAGAGAGGAAGTAATATATTATGTGTAATCCAGCAGCAGCAATGGCAGTAGTAGGAGGTCTCCAAGCAGGGGTTCAATTCGCAGGTGCTAGACAACAAGCTAAACAACAAGCAGCCGCTCAAGCTCAACAGGCAGCGTATCAAGCCCAATCGTCAGCTGCTGAAAGAAGTCGATTCATGCAAGAGCAATCAAGCATTAGAATGCAACAAGCACAGCAACAGGAAGCTACCTCTAGGGAACTTGAACAAGTAAGTAGGAAGTCTCAAGAAGCTTTAGCTAGAGCGAGAGTTTCAGCAGGTGAAGCAGGTGTTACAGGTGCTAGTGTTACTGCTTTAATGGATGACTATACTAGACAGGAAGCAGGGTATAGAGCAGCAGCTTTAAGACAACAAGAGTTAACTGGAGTGGGTACTGGATTAGGGTTAGAACAAGCAGGGTTCGCTACTACTCAACGTCAAATAAGCATTAATCAACCTCTTGGACCACCTGTCAGTCAACCTAGTATTTTAGGTGCAGTGTTGCAAGCAGGGTCACAAGCGATGAGTGGCTATGCAGCAGGTCAAGGTATTAGTAGTAGGATGGGATCACCGTCAACAGGAACTACATCAGCCCAGAGTTATACACAAGCAATGACAGGTAGGAGAAGATAATGGCAGAACGAGTACAAGTACAAGGGTTAGGTGACGCAGTTCCAGGTATTCAACCTACTATTCAACGAGCAGGTCAATACAGTGTAGGTCAGCGTAGAGCTAGTGCAGTTGGTAGGAATAAGTTGATGGACCTTGCTGACGCTCTTTCACAGGTTAATCCTATGCTTCAGCAGTACACACAGGTAGCCGATATAGAAGCAGAACAATTTGAGGATGAGTTATCAAGGAAGAGTCCTGAAGAGATTCAAGCGATGCTCCAAAAGACAGAGGGAGAGTTTGATAAGCAAGTAAGAAAAGGTGCGATAAGCTGGCTAACTTCTCCTATTAATCAGAAGAGGAAGATAGAAGCGATAGGCAAGTTAGCTGGTAGGGATTTGATGGTTGAGATCAATAAACGATTAGCTAACCCTTTAGAAGACGATCCTGACGGTGGTGCTGACATTATTAATAAAGTAAGAGATGAGTATATACAAAATAACCCTGGATTAGCAGGTTCTGTTATTGCACAGCAAGGTTTACAAAAAGCGATAAACCCACAGATACAACCGCTTGTAACAAACTTTGAAGTAAGACAGTCAGCCATAGCTAAAGAAGAATTAGCTTTCTCTACTAGTTCTGCTCTTTTTGAAACAGTAAGAAATATAACAGGAGGTTTAGATGATGAAGCTAGAGCAGGTATCTATGACTTAGACACTCTTAACTCCTTCGCTGATGACTGGGGAAATTTAAATGCTTATGCACCGAAAGAGCAACGAGCTGTCTTTACTTCTGTTATTAGAAAACTAGCTGCTAGTGGCAATGAAGATAGAGCAGATGGATTTTTAAATTGGGCAGCAGAAAACTTGAAGTTTGGTAACGCTAAAATGAATGATGATGAGTATTTAGAATACGAAAGAGTCATAAATAAAGCTGCTGAAATATTTGAAGGTCAAGAAGAGGGGGAAGATATTGAATTAGCAGAGAATACGCTTATTAATTTTAAGATAGCACACGATCAATTAAACAGTGGAGCTAAAGAAGTAGAGTATGAGGGTGAAAAATTCACAAACAAAAACGACTTAGAGAAATTCGCTTTAAACGCTAACCTTGCAGTTAATAAAAAAGCTTTTGTAAACTTCAGTGACCAAGCTAAATCGTGGTTAGCTACAAATGTAAATTTTAATGTAAGGAAAAAAGAAGAGTTAAAAAGAAACACCCCTGGATTAGGATTTATAAGAGATGGTTTCACTACGAAGGTAAAAGGTTATTTTGATCAACAAGGTCTTTTAATTGGAGATGCAGAAGGTTTTAATCTACTGACAAATTCTTTAGCTGAGTTTCAAACAAATGTAGATAATTATACTCTACAGCTTACACAGACACCTCTATCTAACGAGGAAAGACAAGATAAACTTTTAGAGTTTACTAGGAAAGAAGATGAACGACTTTACAAGGACTTACAGAAGCAACTTAAAGATCGTACCGTTAAAAAAACTAAAGAAGATAACGACTCTAAAAGAGTCGCAGATTATTTAGAAACAAAACAAGAGGGATTAGAAGCACCTGAAAAAGGTATGTTCGACAAAGCACTAGAAAATCTTTTTGGATACGACAAGAAAAAAGGAGACTTAGCAGAGACAACTAAAGCTTTAAAAGTATTGGGAGCAAAAGAATCTACACCAGAGAACAAACAGAAATCTTTTGAATTTCTTAGGTCATATGGTATTAGAACTTCTGCTATATTATCGGAACAGTTAGACCCTAACGCTTGGAAAGTAGAACCAACTCCAGATACATCAGTTATGGCAGGTGCTATCCCTATGACTGTTAAAGGACAACCTGGTGTTCGTTATACTGTAGAGGAACAGGAAGGAATGCTTAGTGAATGGATGAACATTAACGGATTCTTAGAAACTTTTACTAGCACAGACACTCTTAAAAGAGGTTTATCACCTGACGGAAGAGTAAGGTTTGATGCAACTGAGTTTGAAAGCAGGACAAGAATAACTAGACTCCTATCGATAGCTACATTAGAACAAGCTAAAGACATAAAGAATAACGAGGATATGCCTGAAGAAGTAAAAGATAAAGCTAGTATAATAGGCATTGATGATCTTGTACAATTTATCGAGGATCAACGAGAGTTCGCTAAAAGATTAAGACTTATAAAGTAAAACACTATGGCATTACCAGAAGATATTTTAAAGGAAGACGATAACGATTTTTTTGATTACGCAGGTGATATACTTGCAGCTCCGTTTCGAGGTGTAGAGGGTGCTGTTCAAGGAGCGTACAACCTAGCAGACTACTTATCTTTTGATGTACTACCTGACTACGATACTAGGTTCTTAGGTACTTCTAAAACTATGGCAGGTGGTGCTGTAGAAGGTATATCTCAGTTTGCTACAGGTTTCATTCCTTTGTTTGGTCTTGCTGGTAGAGCAGGTGCATTAGCTAAAGCAGGTACTGTTACTAAAGGTGTTGTTGCTGGTGCTGCTACTGATTTTACTTTCTTTAACGGACAAGAAGCTAGACTATCTAATCTTATCCAACAAGTACCAGAGTTACAGAATCCAGTTACTGAGTTCTTGGCACACGATGAAGATGAAGGTGAGTTAGAAGGACGCATGAAGAATGTGTTGGAAGGTCTAGGTCTTGAAGCTGTAGCTGGTACTTTTATATCAGGACTGAAAGCGATTAAGAGAGGTAGGAAAGTAAAAGAAGAAGGAGGTACTGCTGAACAACAAGCACAGGTAGTTAACGATACTCTTGAAGGTGGTAAAGCTTTTGCTGATATGCCTGATTTTGAAAAACCGAAGGCAGCCTATCAACTTACTAAAGAAGAGTTTGAGGAAGCAGTTGCACAACCCAAAACTTCCGAGGTGTTTTACGCTGGCGATGTGGAAGTTATAAGGAATCCGAGCGACACGGAACGAAGGAAAATGACTAATGAAGTTAGATCAGAGTTCGGTAGAGACCCTTCGGGAGACCCTGAGATAAGATTTACTAACGATCAATTTGGTAATACTTGGATATGGAAAGCAGCCGAAGGAATGCACTCTTATGTTGAGCCTTTGATCTCAAAGAAAGAAAAAGCAGCTGTTAGCCAAACTTTTAAACCAGATCACAAAAGAGCTATTCGAGAAGCAATGATGGATGGAACGCCTATCCCTAAAGCTATACAAGATCAATACCCAGAATACAAAAAATACTTTACTGATCTACCAAGTTTTAAGGAAAGAGGGGAACTACAAAAAGAACTAGACCTAGATAAAACTAGGCTTGATGAACTGTTAAAGAAGAAAGAAGAAGGTAAAGCTACAGGTGCTGATGAGACTAGAATCTCTATGCTTGAAAACCGTATAGAAGGTAAAGAAGCTGATCTTCGTGTGTTAGGTGATGTTAGGACTGCTGATGTAAAGGACAGAGTAAGAGTAGCAGAAGAAAGAGAACTACAGGAAAGAGTAGAAGAACTAGACGAAACTTTAGAAGACTTTGACGCTACTGTAGAAAGAGTACCTAGACCGTTCAAGACCTACGAAGAAGAAGGGATGATGGATATTATTCCTAAAGGTGCTGACACTCTAAAGAATAGGTTAATGAAGAAGTTCCCTATAAAGGGAGCAGACCCACAAGACGTAGCAGATGTAGAGAAGTTCATTGATGTGATGGGTAAGCGGTTGTTTGGTGATGTATCATTATCCGTCACTAACAAGATACCATCTGCTGGTCGTTATAACTTTGGCAACAATCTACTACAAATAAGACAATCTGTTATAGACGAGGGTGGTATTAAGCGTACTATGGTCCACGAGCTCTGGCATGGACTTAGTCGTTATCTTCCTAAAACAGATGTTACTTCTTTAACTAAACAATTTGATAAAGCTAGAAGAGATTACATTAGAAGTTTTGGTGTTGATTTAGATGACACTGTTGATCCTTCTTCCTTACTTAAAAAAACAATACCTAAAGAACTAGAAAGATTTCTAAAGGGTAAGCACACATCTGAGAACTATAGGTTTAAAGATGTAGACGAATACTTTGCAGAGGAAATGACTGATGCTTTCTTAAAGAAGTTAGACGAGAAAGATTTAGCTCCTTCAGGTACACTTAAAAGAATAGCACAAGAAGTAGCGATCATGTTCAAGGATATGTTTGCTTCTTTAAAATCTAAATTAGGTATAGACCAAAGGCAGAAAATATTTAACGACTTCCTTAAACAGCGTAATGTAACTAAGAGAGCAGAAGCACCTTTAGATTTTGGTAAGACTTTTGCTGAGATGCCTGACTTTAAGAAAGGTAAAGAAGATGAGTTCCTTAGTGCTATACCTGAGAAGTTTAGAGGGTATGCTGAAGATTTAATGAAACCTGGTGCAAGTGTTCCGAGATTACCACAGTTTGCATTGGAGACTGATGGTGATGTTGTTGTACTAAAAGATTTACTAGAGAAATACTACGAAGCTAATCCTGAGAAAGTAACAGTTACAGACGCAGTCACAGATATAGACGAAGAAATCGAAACAACTGTTAGAGCACAAGCTAAAGAAGGAGAAGACGCTGAGAAAGTATTACGTGATATTCGTATAACACAACAATCTTACAGAGAACAAGGTAAAGCACTTATACAGAATGTCAGTGAGATAGTTAAAGAGTTTGATCAAACAGGCGGAGGCACAGTATCCACTACTAAGTTGAAAAATGCTTTCCAACAACTATTAACAGTAGCAGATGTATATCGTAGGATAGGTAGAGAAACTGCTATTACTTTACAAGCTAGAGATGAAGGTTTCGGAAAGCGTAAGTTAGGTCTTAACGAAGCTGAGTCTCAGGTTGAAGGAATACGTAACGAGTTTGTTAATAACTCTGGTAATATGAAACCAGAGCGTATGGTTAAGCTAGTTAAAGAACATATTGATCCAAACGATTTAGATGGAAGTTTAGCTAGGTTGTTAAATACAGCAAAGAAAGCACAAGGTAAACATTTCTTAGATATGCCTACTGAATACTGGATGAACTCTATATTGAGTGGTCCTAAGACACAGATGGTTAATATAATGGGTAATGCATTGACACAGGTAATGACCACTTTAGAGGCTGTTGCTGGTGGTATAGCTAGTGGAAACATGGATGTAGTCAAAGCTGTTATAGCGTCTTGGTCTGATAGTGAGATGTTTAAAGAAGCAGGTAAGTTTGCTAAACAAGCTTTTAAAGACCAAGACAATCTACTAGACCCATCAAATCGTGCGTTTGAGGAAGGTCAACGTGCTTCTATTACTGGTCAACGTATAGCTGAATCCCCTATAGGTGGTATTGTTTCAGACTCAGCTAAAGATTCAATAGACAAATACGCTAGTTACATAAGACTGCCTAGTAGGTTATTGTTAACTTCTGATGAGTTCTTTAAACAGTTAGCTTATCGTAGAGCTGCTAGAATGAAAGCAGCTATGTCAGGCATTCAACAAGGCATTCGTGATCCCAAAGCATTAGCTGGGCATATTAATAAAACTATTGATGGAATAGTAACTGAAGGTGGACGTATGATGTCTGAAGAAGGTCTTGTTAGAGAGGCTTCTTTGATAGCGGATAAGCAAGGTCTTAAAGGAAAAGATAAATCTGATTTCATCATCAAATACAAGGACGATAACTTTAATCCTGATTCATCTGCACTTATGCAGTATTCAATGGAAGAAGCTCAGTATTTAACATTTACTAAAGAATTACAAGACAAGACATTAGGTAAAGTAATCCAAGAAGCCACTAACAAAATACCTTACTTGAGATTTGTAGTTCCTTTTGTTCGTACTCCTACTAATATCTTAAAGTTTGCTTTTGAAAGAACTCCTTTTGTTACTGTGTTAAAAGAGGAGCGTGAGCGGTTATTTGCAGAGTTCAACAGTACAGACCCTATCTTAAAAGCAAGAACCAGAGGTAAAGTAGTAACAGCAGGTCTTACTTTTGGAGGTTTAATCGATGTAGCTTATAACAACAGAGAGTACATAACTGGAGGTGGTCCTAGTAATGAGCGTGAAAAAGAAGCTCTAATGGCAACAGGATGGAGACCTTACAGTATTAAGATTGGAGACACTTACTTCAGTTATCAACGACTTGATCCTTTAGCTACTCCTTTAGGTGTTGTAGCAGATTTAGTTGAAACAGGGATAAGAGAGGAAGCGGATTTTGATGAATCCCTTTTAGAACACGCATCAACATCAATGGTATTAGCTCTAACAAGAAATGCTACTAACAAGTCATACTTAGCTGGTATTCAAATGTGGGCAGATGCTTTGGGTGATCCTGATCGTTATGTAGAAAAGTTAGGTAGGAATTATGCAGGTTCGTTAGTTCCTAACTTAATTTCTCAAACAGCCGACTACGATACTCAAGCGATAAAAGAAACAAGGTCTGTAATGGACGCAGTTAAACGTAAGCTAGGTATGCGTGGTTCTTTAGATACTAAACGTAATATATTGGGAGAGGAATATGTAGCAGAACAATGGATGGGTACAGGTTTTATTAATCCTATTCAACTGTCCACTAAAAAGAATGATCCTATCCTAACAGAGATGGCAAGTTTGAATCATGCTTTTAGAAACCCTCCTCCTAGTTTAGGTGGGCAGATAGACTTGTTAGAGTATGAAAACGATAAAGGACAATCCGCAAACGATAGACAATTAGAGTTATTAAAAACTGTTAAGCTTCGTGGTCTTTCTCTTAGGCAAACCTTGAACAAACTTATAAAGTCAAGGAACTACCAAAGGTTATCACCAGACTCTGAACCTGGTCTTCCTAGTCCTAGAATACAGCAGTTAAATAGTGTTCTAACTAAGTACAGAAAAGAAGCTAGAAGACAAATGCTTAGAGAGTATCCTGACTTAAATGCACAATACTCTTCATTAACACAAGCTAGAGCAGGTTTAAGAGGTGGGATGCAACGAGAAGATGTGCTTGAACTTTTACAACAAACAAATTAATAATAGATTACCATGGCTAATACATACGTAGACTCAATCGCAACAGCGTCTCAGACAGATTTTGCATTTTCATTTTCTTATCTTAAAGCTGAACACGTTAAAGTTGAAATCAACGGAGTAGATACAGCTGCCTTCACATTGGTAACATCTCCTTCTAATAAAGTAGTTTTAAATAGTGGTGCTACAGCAGGGCAGGTCGTTCGTGTAAGAAGGAACAGTCAACCTGACACTAACCTTGTAGATTTTGTAAATGGTTCAGTACTGACAGAAACAGAGTTAGACTTTGCTTATCAACATAATAGATTTTTAAATGAAGAACTTGCTGAGTTAAATGAGGCTTCTCTTCAAATTGGACCAGGTGGAACAGATTGGGATGCTAAGTCTAATAAGATATTAAATGTAAGCACACCTACCTTAACAGCAGATGCAGCAACTAAAAACTATGTCGATCAAAAAGTAGAACAGATTGCTGCTGGTGCTTCTACTCCTCCGTCTAAATGGCAATTCACAGGTACAGCAGGAGCGAACACAACTTATACTGTTACTGATGCTGATGTATTAGGAGATAGTGCGTATGATGTTAGTGTTAACGGATTAGTAAAAGAACCTACAGTTGACTACACAGTAGACCCAGATACAGATACTCTAACAATTATTCCTTCTTTAGCTGGAGGGGAAGACATTGTTATTATTCAACGAGGGTTAGGTATTCCACTTACACAAGGTACAATAGGAACAGCTCAGATTAATGACGGTGCTGTTACTAACGCTAAATTAGCTAACACTTCTGTTACCTCTGCTAAAATATTAGATGGTTCTGTTACTACCAATAAGTTAGCTACTAATGCTGTTACTACTACTGAAATATTAGATGATGCTGTTACTCCTAGTAAATTAGACGAGACGCAAGCTTATACAGTAAATGGTTTAGCATCTAATGGGTCTAACATTCTAATTACTAGAGGTGCTGAAGGTCCAGGAATACGGTTGACTTATGATGCTGTCACAGATGAAGTGAGGGATTTCTTCGTTGATTCAAGCGGAAATTTTCAATTTACTAATTTTAGCGGAACAGGGTCACAAGGAACGTTAATGACGTTAGATGGAGATGGTGACGCTTCTATTACAGGAAAAGTAGGTATAGGTACTTCAGCTTCCAGTACTCATGCTTTAAAAGTAGATGGGAACGTGCTAGTACAAGACACAACGTCTAATTCACCTGCTATTATTATTAAAGGTTCTAACGGTGGAACGCTTCAATTGAACGACTCAAGCAGCGGAGGTCAGATTTTTAACATAAGTTCAAGTCATAATACTGCTGGAACAGGGAGTTTTTCGTTGGGACATATAGGAACACTAAGTGCATCGGTCTCTATAACCCAAGTAGCTTCCACCAGTACTTCTGTAACTTTTCAAACATCTTCTGCACACGGATTTAAAGAAGGTAATTTTGTTATTCTTTCTGGCAGCAGTGAAGCTAATTGGAACGAACAACTTGAAATAATCGACATAGTAAGTACAACGCAGTTTAAAGTTCAGAAGGTTTCAAGTAGTACTTCATATCCTAACTCAGCAGCTGAGACTGATACTTACACACCTTTTACTATCAGAAGACACGAAGACACAAATAAACTGTTTTCAATGATTAAGATGTTTGGACTTCCTCAAGGAACGACTGAACCTTCGTGGTTAGAACAAGGTCAACTTTGGATCGACACCACTGACAACTCAATTAAAATCAAACCTGAAGTACATAGTTAGATGACTGAGCAACTCTCACACTTTCTCGACACTGCTCTAGCTGTTATTCTAGGAGCTATTGGATGGGTTATAAAGAAACTATCGGATCGACTGGATACAGACGAGAAACGATTAACAAAGATTGAAGTAGAGTTAGCTACGCAACGAGAACGAGATACTGCTGTTGAGAACCGTATGAGTGGTCTTGAAACAACGGTTAAAGAGATTAACGGTAAACTAGATAGAATGATGGAGATATTAATTAAACGATGAAAAAAGGATTATACGCAAACATTAACAGAAGAAGAAAGCTAGGCATTAGTCGTAGCAAGAAGAAGTCTACTATATCACC